ACTGGCGACATCAAACTATTGGTAATATAATCAAGTGGAAACAATTCGAGTCAGGAAGTTAGATCACTCAAATCTTGAAATCACTAGCGATTCTGGTGTAGCACAAGAACTGAACGAGTTCTTCAGCTTCTACGTGCCAGGATATAAGTTTATGCCTGCATTTCGAAACAGAATGTGGGATGGTAAGATACGTCTCTTTCAATTAAGAGATCGTACGCTACCTGCAGGTTTATTTTACCATTTAAGTGAATTTTGCGAAAAACGGGGATATATACTAGAGTCAGAAGCGACTAAGTATGGAGCACCCGATGCAAGAAATAGTATTCAACGAAACGATCTTGAGCATTTTATTAACGATCTTGATCTTCCTTTCGATCCTCGTACCTATCAGTTTCAATGCATCGGTGAAGCGCTCACAAGAAAAAGAGCAATCCTCCTTAGTCCAACAGGATCAGGAAAATCACTCATAATATATGCAATCGCTCGATATTGGTTACAGCGTTTGACGAATGGTCTGGCCTATCCAAAAGCAGGACGGGTACTTGTAATTGTACCGACTACATCTCTCGTAGAACAAATGCATTCTGATTTTTTGAACTATGGTTGGGATGAAGGTGCTATGCATCGTATCTATTCTGGTAAAGACAAAAATAATATTAATGCAGCATGTGTAATTACAACATGGCAATCAATATATAAATTACCGAAACAATGGTTCGCGCAATTTGGCGCTGTATTTGGTGACGAATGTCACGGCTTTAAATCAAAATCGCTAATGACAATTATGAATAAATGTAGTGAAGCAGAATATAGATTCGGTACGACAGGAACATTAGATGGATCACAAACACACGAGCTTGTACTTCAAGGCTTATTCGGAAAAGTATTTAAAGTTACCACAACTAAACAGTTACAAGATGATGACACACTTGCTAAACTACACATCAGAAGACTCGTACTCACATACGACGAAAAAGTCAGAAAAGATTTCGGAAAGCAAACCTATCCAGACGAAATCGACTTCATAGTATCACACGAGAAAAGAAATAAATTTATTCGTAATCTAACATTAGATATGAAAGGCAATACACTATTGCTATATAACTATGTCGATAAACATGGTAAACCGTTGTTTAATATGATAAGGGATCAAGACGATGAAGAACGTAAAATCTTTTTTGTTTCGGGTGGTACGGATGTTTCCGACCGAGAAGCAATTCGAAGTATTGTGGAAAAGCAGAGGAATGCCATTGTAGTTGCATCTCTTGGCACCTTCTCAACCGGTATAAATATTAAAAACCTACACAATATTATCTTTGCTTCTCCTTCGAAGTCTCAGATAAGAGTGTTGCAGTCAATTGGGAGAGGATTGAGAAAAAGTGATGACGGTAAACCAACTACATTGTATGATATATCAGATGATATTAGTTGGAAAAATCGTAAGAACTTTTCTCTTCTACATTCGTGGGAAAGACTGAAGATATATAAAAATGAACAGTTTAATTACGAAACAATAACGGTGAACCTATGAATCTAAAGCAGTTTAAATTAACGAATGATGATGAAATCATTTGTGAAGTTGTCGAAACACATGACGATGCGGACTCTCTGGTGATCAGAAAAGTCTTAAAAATCGCGGTAGCCGAAGATTTTGAAAATAACGTGCGTTACTATTCTTTTAGACCATGGGTCTCCTTTCAGTCAGATCATGACGAATTATCTGTACTTAATGTCGGTCATATCATCGGTGAATCTTTACCTTCAAGAACGCTGGCAATCCACTATGCGGCGGCTATGCAAGAAGTCCAAAGATCTCAGGTAAATAAGAAAGAATTTAATCTCGACAAGTTGATGGACAAAATGAAAAATATGGAAGAGTGGGAAATGGAAGAATTTATAGAACAGCAATTGAGAGAAGCTGCCTTTGAAAGAAATAAAGACGCTCAATTCATTGCAGATTCGGCTCAACCAAATGTGATTCATTTTAAACCTCCTTCTGATAAGTTACACTAAAAAAGAGTCTACCTCCGCTCCAACAAACTATAGTTTATTATAACCTAAAAAGGGCACTTTGTACACTACTTTTTTTCAGTTTCATGGGAAAAATTTAATGTGTACAATACCTTAAGAGTTTGATATAATAATAATGAAAGGAAGTGACATGGCAAGAAGTAAACGCGCAAGCATACATTACGTAAATAATGCTGATTTTTCTCAAGCCGTTGTTGACTACGTAGCTACTGTAAGAGAAGCTAAACAAAAAAACGATATTCTACCAGTCGTACCAGACTATATTGCACAGTGTTTCTTACGAATCGCTGAAGGCTTATCTCATAAGTCTAACTTTATTCGCTACACGTATCGCGAAGAAATGGTTATGGATGCCGTAGAAAATTGTTTGAAAGCAATCGAGAACTATGATATCGATGCAGCAACTCGTACAGGAAAACCAAATGCGTTTGCATACTTTACACAGATTACGTGGTATGCATTCTTACGTAGAATATCAAAAGAAAAGAAACAGCAAGACATTAAATTAAAATATCTCACATCATCTGGTATCGAGAACTTTATTGACAATGAACTCGGCGATGATATGTCACAGCAAGTTGTAGGCGCATTTGTAGATACATTAAGAGATCGTATTGACAAAGTACGCAACGTAGATGCTGAAGTGAAAGAGTTTGCCAAAGAAGAGAAAAAGAAAAGAGTAAAGATGGCAGACTCAAATCTATCGGAGTTTATGACTTGAAGATTGCAATATTAAACGATACACATTGTGGCATTCGTAACTCATCAGAAATCTTTTTAAAGAACGCAGCAGATTTCTATACGAATGTCTTTTTTCCATATTGTCAAGAGCACGGCATTGAACAGATCGTACATCTTGGCGATTACTATGATCACCGTAAGTTTGTCAACTTTAAAGCATTGAATCATAATAGGAAACACTTTCTAGATCCAATGCGGAAACTTGGGATGAAGATGGATATTATCCCGGGTAACCATGACACTTACTACAAGAACACGAATGATCTTAATTCATTGAAAGAACTTTTAGGTTATTACATGAATGAGGTTCATATCATTATGGAACCAACTGTAATGGAGTATGGATCTCTACGGCTTGCGATGCTGCCATGGATTAACTCTGAAAATTTCCAGTCCTCAATGAACTTTATTCGTGACTGTAAAGCGGACTGGCTTGGTGCTCATTTGGAACTGGGCGGGTTCGAGCTTATGCGAGGAGTACAATCGCATGGTGGTCTAGACCATAAGCTCTTCGAAAAGTTCGAACTCGTTCTAACCGGTCATTTCCATGTTTCTTCTCGTAGAGACAATGTATGGTATCTCGGCAGTCAGATGGAGTTCTTTTGGTCCGATGCACATGACCCTAAATATTTCCACGTTATCGATACTGAAACGCGTGAGATTGAAAAGATTAGAAATCATTACACTTTATTTGAAAAAATAGTGTACAATGACGAGAAAATAGATTATAATAACTATGATGTCTCTCATCTTGATAGCCGCTTTGTGAAGGTAGTGGTTGCCAATAAGAAAGACCAGTTTGTATTCGATCGCTTTATTGATCGTATACAGAACCAAGATATATATGAACTAAAGATTGCCGAAAACTTCAATGAATTTATCGGCGAAAATGTTGAGGATGAGGAGGTAAGCTTCGACGATACGTCTACCATCGTAGATACATATATCGATGCTGTAGAAACAGATCTTGACAAAGATCGTATCAAAGTTCAGATGCGTGAACTCATGACCGAAGCTCAAGCTTTAGAAGTTGCATGATACAATTTAAATTTATTCGATATAAAAATTTCCTATCTACAGGAAATGCTTTTACTGAAATCCAACTTGACAAGGATCATTCGACTCTTGTCGTTGGCTCAAATGGCGCAGGTAAATCCACAATGCTGGATGCAATTTCATTTGCGCTATTTGGTAAACCACATCGCAATATCAACAAGCCACAATTAATTAATTCAATTAATCAGAAAGGTTGTGTAGTTGAAGTTGAATTTGTGATTGGATCAGGTCATTTCAAAGTCGTACGTGGTATTAAACCAGGTATCTTTGAGATCTGGAAAAATGGTACGATGATAAATCAATCATCTCATGCCAAAGAATATCAGAAGATCCTCGAACAAAACATCTTGAAACTAAACCATAAATCGTTTCATCAAGTGGTTGTTCTCGGCTCCTCCTCATTTATTCCCTTCATGCAGCTGGCGGCAGGCCACCGACGTGATGTGATCGAGGATCTTCTTGATATCAATGTGTTCAGTAAAATGAATATTATTTTAAGAGAAAAAACTACAGCAATTAAAGATCAGATTACAGATCTTTCATATAACATTGATATAACAAAAAATAAAATTGAAACACAAAAGAAATACATTCGTGACATTACAGCATTAACTGAAGAGAATAAAAGAGAATATGAATCTAGAATTTCAAAGGCGCAGGATAACATCGATGACTTACAAGCTTCAAATTCGGAGCTTAGCATGGGTCTCGAAGAAAATCTACAACGCGCCGAGGAAAGGATGGCGACTTTATCTGATCAACGCCAGGCCTTATTGCTCAGAGGTCAAGATGTTCAGACGCAAGCGAAGCAAGTTGCCAAACGTGCCTTGTTTTTCGAAAAGAATGAGGTATGTTCCGTATGCGACCAAGCCATCTCAGACTCGCATAAATCTCGCATTCTACGAGATGCGGCAGAAGAGGCAAAGTCGCTTCAATCCCAACGCCGTGAGGTTGGTACGAAGGGGACCGAGGTGGAGAAAGAGATTGACGAGACCGGGAGCGTACTTCGAGCGCTTCGATCTAAAGTATCTCAACTCGGTGAGAACAACCGCGAGATCTCAAGTCTCCAAACGCAAATTCAAGAGTACCAGCAATCCTTAGAAAAAGATGTAAGTGCTGACTTAAATAAAGCAAAGGAAGATCTTTCTAGCTTACAATTAGATAAAGATAATATTCTTGAGAAGAAACTAACTCTATCTGATGAGTACAATTACAATCAAGTAATTGCCGAGATGCTTAGAGATACTGGTATCAAGACAAAGATTATTAAGCAGTATTTACCTGCAATTAATAAACTTGTCAATCAATATCTACAGGTACTAGATTTCTTTGTGCACTTTGATCTCGACGAATCATTTCAAGAAACTATACGCTCGAGACATCGTGATGAATTTACGTATGACTCATTTTCTGAAGGTGAGAAGCAAAGAATCGATTTGGCTCTTCTCTTTACATGGAGACAGATTGCAAAGATGAAGAATAGTGTAGCTACTAATCTTCTAATTCTTGATGAGACATTCGATTCTTCTCTCGATCATGATGGCGTGGAAAATCTATTAAAGATTCTCTATACACTTGATGACAGTACAAACGTATTTGTCATCTCTCACAAAGGTGAAATTCTAGATGGTAAGTTCAAGAGTAAAATTGAATTTAAGAAAGAAAAGAATTTCAGCAAAATGGTTGCATAAAGTGTTTACATTTCAGTTGATTTGTGATATAATATATAAAATTGCACGGAGTAAATTATGGAATTAAATGAAGCCACTTTAAATGTCTTGAAAAATTTTTCAGGCATTAATCAAAACCTTCTAGTACAAGAAGGTAACACACTAAAAACGATATCCGAGGCTCGTAACGTTGTTGCTACAGCAATTGTAGAACAACAGTTTCCTCAAAAGTTTGGCATCTATGATCTCAATGAGTTCATCGGTGTTCTTGGTTTGGTTGATCAGCCAAGTCTTCGATTTGCCGAAGAGCACGTCGTAGTGTCTGATTCAACCGGCCGATCTAAAGTCAAGTACTTCTTCAGTCCTGAAGAAACTCTGACTTCACCAACCAAAGACGTTAATATGCCAGAGCCTGATGTTAAATTCACGCTCGATAATGATACTCTTAATAAGCTCAAGCGTGCAGCTGCTGCGCTTGGTCATGCTGATGTATCAATCACACCAGGCGGTGGAGGTATATTAAGTCTTTCGGTTGTAGATGGTGAGAACTCTACATCAAATGCATTCTCGATCGATATTGATGGAGAGTATACCTCAAGTGATTTTAATTTCGTATTGAATATTGGTAATCTTAAGATTTTACCTGGAGATTATGAAGTCAGTATTTCTTCGAAGTTGATCACAGAATTTCAACATAAAGAACTAAACGTACGTTATTGGATTGCAGTCGAAAAATCATCTAAGATTGGAGTATAAAATGTCGACAGATAATACACAAGAGCTTATGAAGCTCGCTAACCAAGTTGGTCGTTCTACGGTAGCAGTAGTTGATGCCGTAACTCAACGTGGTGGGTTTAAAGGCGAAGAGCTTTCAACTATTGGCTCACTTCGTGATCAAGCCATTCAAATCATTTCACTCGTCGAACAAATGCAGCAAGAAGCTGCAATGGAAGATGAGGACGAATAGTATTTACATTCTGCTCAAACTGTGATATAATATTTTTTTGTAATGGAGCACATGTAAATGTCTAATGATTTCTTATGGGTCGAGAAGTATCGTCCTCAAACTATCGATGAATGTATTCTACCAATTGAATTAAAGAAAACATTCAATAAAATTGTAGAGTCTGGTGAATTGCCAAACATGCTTTTCACTGGCTCTGCTGGTCTTGGCAAAACTACTGTTGCCAAAGCTTTATGCAAACAACTTGATCTTGATTACATTGTTATCAACGGTTCTGAAGAAGGTAACATTGACACACTCCGTGGTAAGATCAAACAGTTTGCTAGTACAGTCTCATTACAAGGTGGCATCAAGGTTGTAATACTTGATGAGGCTGATTATCTGAATCCGCAGTCAACGCAACCTGCTCTTCGTGGCTTCATTGAAGAGTTCGCCAATAACTGTAGATTCATCCTTACTTGTAACTTTAAAAATCGTATTATTGAACCACTTCATTCTCGATGTGGTGTCTACGAGTTCAATGGTGGTGACAAACCTACATTATGTGGCGAGTTCATGACTCGCTGTCAGCAGATACTACTTGATGAGGGTGTGGTACTTCATAAACCTCAGGTACTTGCTGACTTAATTATGAAGTTTTTTCCAGATTGGCGGAGAGTACTTAATGAACTACAAAGACGTTCTGTTTTGGGCCCTATTGATAGCAACATTCCTGATATGGCTGGATCCTTTGACGATCTTTTCTCTCATTTAAAAGAAAAAGATTTTAAAAGTATGCGAAAATGGGTTGTAAACAATATAGATACAGATGCAGCAGCAATCTTTCGTGGTGTCTACGATCTTATGTCAGACAAGATTGCGCCGCATTCAATACCACAGGTTGTATTGATTCTCGCTGACTATCAATACAAGAATGCATTCGTGGCTGACCACGAGCTGAATGTTGTCGCATGTCTAACGGAGGTAATGGCTAATGTCGAATTCAATTAGATTATATACTCAGAATGACTGTCCATATTGTGTCCTAATGAAGAAGAAACTTAACAGTTGGGGTTATGGTTATAAAGAAATCAATATCAGCGAAGATCTTTCTGCTCGAGCTTTTCTACGTTTAAATGGCCATCGCACGGTACCACAACTTTATTCTGGAAACATAAATCTAAATGAAGGCGCAGATACAGCGGCGTTCAATAAAAGACATCTTGAGATTGCGCTTAATATGTTGGTTGAAAACGATAGTGGAGTAGAGTCATTTGGTTAAGAGAGCTTGGAGACTATGGGCCCGGCATCTTGGCGAAAAAGTCTGTGAGAATGATAATGAAGCAGACATTGTAGCAGCAATACGAACCTTCTGGTGGTTACTTCATGTAGCTGCCTGCTTTATGATTATTATACACAACGGCGCTAAGCTTGGATGGTGGTTATGAATCCGTTTGAATATGTAAATGCAATTAATATGACAAAGCAAGATATCATGATAGATGATATCGCAGAGAAAGCTTATAACCCATTTATTGTAAACCGTTCTTTATCTTACTTTCGAGATACTGTATTGATGGCAAATGAAATCAATATGAATGCACACCTTGATAATCGTTTACAATTTGACTTTTATATAAATATAGTCAGAAAGAAAAAACGGTTCTCAAAATTCATGAAGCCTGAGACCGTCAGTGACGTGGAAGTTGTCAAAGAATACTATGGTTATAGCAATGAAAAAGCCAAGTCAGCCTTGACCCTTCTCACATCAGATCAGATTAATGAATTGAAAAAGAAGGTTTATAAAGGTGGAAGAAAATAATTTAGTTGAGTGGACACCAACCTCTATGTTAGAGGTAACGCTGAACGAGCCAGATGATTTCTTAAAGGTTCGTGAAACGCTTACTCGCATCGGTGTCGCATCTCGCAAAGACAAAAAACTCTATCAGTCTTGCCATATATTACACAAACAAGGACGATACTTTATTGTCCACTTCAAAGAGCTATTTTTGTTAGACGGAAAGAAATCGAACTTAGAAGAAAACGACATCGCACGGCGTAACACTATAGCTCAACTCATGAGCGACTGGGGGTTAATTACAATCGAAAACGGTACAGTAGTTGAACCTCTAGCGCCCATGAGACAAATTAAGATTATACCTTATCGGGAAAAAGAAGAGTGGGAACTTTGTCCAAAATATAATATAGGAAGTAAGTGATGAAATTTATA